GCATTGGGTCTTGCAGTTCCAGTAGTTACAAAATTGTATATTTTAGAAAGTGCAGATAATTTAGGATTGTTTAGTTTTTCTAGTTCTTCATTTAAAGAATCTTCTGCATCGTAGTCAACTTTTCTTTCGTCTATTAATTCCCAATCTTCTAAATCTTCATCTTCTCCAAAATCTTCTAAATCAGAAGCCATTTTAGACATTTTAACACCTGTTTCTTCTTCCCTTGTTTCTTCGTCTTTTACATTATCTAAATCTAAAAATTGTAAAGGTTGTAAGGTCTTAAAATATAAGTTTAAAGCAATCCCATTAAATGCTAATACCTTATCAAAGGCATCTGTTAAAAGGTCTTGAAATGGACTAATAACAATGTTCTGCATTAATACAGAAGCGTTTTCTAGTTCTTGTGCATTATTACCAAAACCACTATTATCTTTAATACCTAAAAGCATTGGCGAAACAATTCTATGTGAAATCATTATCTTCTTTTGTGCTTCATCAGAAAGAAATTGATATTGGTTATGTGCATCCGATAATTGAACGGGTGTAATATCTGCTTGTGCTTCTTTTGAATCGTTAAAAGCTAATATAAATTTTCCCGCATTTGAACTGCCTGAAAATTTTTGCTTTATTTTATTTTCTATTAATGTTTGTGCTTCCTCATCAGGAGTACCATTATTAAAATTTAAAAGAAAACTCGGAGTAAGACCTGATTTTATGTTGTTTAAATGAAAATTCGATATTTCTGATTCTATTTCAGAATATTGAATACCCGAAACATAATCAGGAGTACTATAATAGTACATACCCGCTTCATAAGGCTTTACGTAAAGTATTTCAATTGGTTTTGGTGTATCTGAAACTCCGAAAGATGGTAACCTTGTAGGCTTGTCGCTTGGCTTTGCATTTGCCCAATCAGGATGATAATAATACGCTTGTATTTCTTTATCTTCTGAACCAACTTTTTCTGCTCTTAATGTTTCAATTGGCAAGTGTTCTACTTTTTCAATAGTCTTTTTATCTTTTGAATAAATGACCTGCATTGCACATTGACCTGCCAATTTTAAATCGTATGATAATCTTCTTACAACATCTTTTTTAAATAAAGAAATCATTCTTGCGTAAGATTCAGGTTTTCTTGAACTATCTGTCGCGTCTAAACCTCTACCGTATATCATTTGAGAAACACCAATAATACAAGCACCTGATGTTGCACTTCCATTTGCTTTGTCAATTAGAAATTGAAAAAAGTTATTATCTGCACCAAATTCAACCCATTCTTTATTTTTGGATTCAACTATTTGAGGACTTGTGTAAGTGCTTAAATTAACAAAACTAATTTTAGATTCGTTATTTGTTTTAACCACCGTTGGCTTTCTGTATTTATTTATGTGTTTACTCATAATATTATAAAATCGTTATTACCACCCTTTTCTTTATACACATCTTTATTAACTGTGTAATATTCATTATTAGATTGGTTTGTTGATTGGTCTGTACAAAATATTTTATCTCTGTAAATAATGTTTGAATCCGTTATTTCATTTCGTGCATCATAAACTTTTAAATCGTAAAAATGCCCTTCTTTTAAATTGAAAATTGTTGTTATTTGAATATAATTTTTATAACGTACACCAACTAAAGAAAAAGTAGTTGTAATATTAGTACTATCATCTCTTAATTTTACAACTATATCCCTTGAATATACTCTTGGTATAATATTTAAAGTTTGTAAATCAGTAGATGGTAATAAATGTTTCATACTTATATAATACTTTTATCTTAAATTTTTATTTATTTAACATAAAAAAAAGGCACTCAATTAAGAATGCCTTTTTAAATAAACCAATTAGTAATTAAATTATGCGTTTGGGTCTATCACTACTGCACTTGTGTTTGCAGTTACAACCGTAGAAACTGTAAAGTTAGCAGGTTCTCTTTCTTGTCCTTCTAATGTTAAAGTAAATCCGCTTAAATCTCCCATAGCAGCACCTGATACTATTGTACCACCTGTTACTTCTGCACCGTTTTCTAAACCAACTAAAAAGAAATTACCGTTATAGTCTTCAATCGCTACGTGAGGTCTTGTAGTTGCTAATAATTTAATTTGTTCTTGTGTTGCTTTATCTAAAAAAGGTAAAGTCAAATTTAATGTTTGTGTATAAAAAGTTGTTCCGTTTTCTCTTGAACTATTTATTGCAGTTTCTAAAGAAGAACTTCCTTTAATGTCGTATTTGTAAAAGTCAGGTGTACCTGCTATTGAGGTGATTTCTCCCGCTACTTCTGTAACTGCCCCTAAAGTTCCAAAAGAAGCAAAATATACTGCTTTTAAACCTCCAACTGATGTTTTACAGGCTAAACTTCTTCCTGATGATATTAATGTACAAGCCATTGTGTTTTATGTTTTAAGTTATTAAAAAAAGGGTAAGCAGATGAACTACCTACCCTTTAATATTATTTAATTATTAGTGATTAAGAATAGAAAACTACGTCTTCTAAAACTCCAATCTGAACTCCTGCAGTATAACGTGCGATAAATCTTACATTTTTAGAACCATCTAAATCAGCCATATCTAAAACTTTGATTTCATTGTGGTCTGCTAATAAACCAGTTCCGAAATATAAGTTAGATTTTAAAGTAGCAACCATTTTATTGTCTGCTAATCCGTTTGCAATTACAATTTTAATACCATCAAAATATTGTACATCAACATCTTGGTTGTTTCCTTGTGTGCTTCCTCCTACTAATGCTAATGCTCTTTTGTACGCTCTAAAAACATTGTTTGATACGTAAATAAATAGGTCTTCGTTGTTTACTATTGAACTTGGTGTAGCATCTACAACTTTTCCTAATTCGACAACAACATTTGTAGCAGTAATTGGAACTCCAACTATATCTTGTCCTGCTGGTAAAGTAGCAGCGGTTAATAATGTAGCAAATCCATCAAAAGAACCTGCTCCAGCAGTTCCACTCCAGATACTGTTTTCAGTTGCTTCTGCCATTTTACCTGCCATTAATCCGATAAAGTAATCAGAAAATGTTTTTGGTAAATCATCGTGCGCTGAATATCCCATAGAAATTGCTTCCCAATCTGATTGAAAAGGAGTCTTACAAAGTTCTAAATTTACTTGTAATTCTTTAGGCTCTAAAATTCTTTCAGTTAATGCAACTGTTCCTGCGTCTGTAAAATCACAACTTGCGTTTGCAATGATTCCTGATAGGTCAACTCTTTTTAAAACTTCTTTAAATTTTACATTTGGTTTTACTTCGATTAAACCATTTGCAATTGTGTTACCGCTTAATAAAGCTGCAGAAATATATTTTCCTGCAAATTCTCCTGCGTAAGTACTTGTTATTGATAATGCCATTTTATTATTTATTTAATTTGTTAAAAATTCTACTTTGTGTTGTGTTTTTACCTTTTTGAGAATAAAGGTTTAATTCTTTTTTTTCAGTTACTGCTTCGGGATTGTGTGATATTCCTTCAACTTCTGATAATTCAACTTTTTCCTCTACTTTAGAAAGTTTTAGTTCGTTAATTTCGTTGCGTAGTTTTTCAATTTCAGAAAAGAATGTTTCTTCGCTAATTGACTTCACAACTTTTTTTGGTGTTGCTTGTTCAGTTGCCATTTCTTCTTCAACTACTTCTTCACTTACTGCTTCTTCTTCTTTAGCTTCTGCATCTTTTACTTCTGCAATAATACCTTCTTCTGCAACTACAATAATTTTACCGTCTTCGGTTTCATATTCTCCAATAGGTACTGCAACTCTTTCTTCATCTGCAACGACAAAAATTTCTGCACCCGCTTCAAATACTTCTGCTTCTAATACTGCACCATTATCAAGTTTCATTTGCTCAAACTTTACTTCGATACCGAGCAAGGTTCTAACTTTGTTTAGTGTTTCTTTTGTGTTCATATATTTAGTTTAATTATATTTTAGATTGAACGTAATTTATCGTATATAAAAACTAATTCATCAAAATCATTTTTTATACTACTTAGTAATCTTTGTGCTATTTTAGCGTTATCAGTATCTCCCATACCATTATACCCTGAAACGGCAGATTTTACATCATCTTGTAAATCTCCTGTTTTACTTATTGCTGATTTTAAATTAGTAACTAATTTTTGTACACCTGATAAGTATATTCCTACATCTGCTTTTCCTAAAGACTTATATCTCGATTCAAGTTTATCTACTAAACTTAAATCGACTTTATGAATAGATAACTCTGTTTTACTCTTTTCAAAGAGTCTGCTAAATACTTTTTTTTCTGCGTTCATAATTATATAATAAAATTTAATGTTAATTTTGTATTTTGGTATTAAAAAAAATGTTATATTTACGTATGAAAGAATTTGTAATAAACACAATTAGTAATGAATCCTTTACAGTTATAGAATTAAACCACCAAAGACTTCTGCCAAAGTCTGCATCAATTTATAAATGCGGACAAGAAAAAAACTTTGGTAGAAGTTTTACGCTTTATAAAACTATATCTAAACGAGGTAATAAAATGTATATCATTTTTAGTAAATATTTTTAAAATATGAAAACAAAAAAAATAAAAACGACCTTAGACAAGTCTATAATACCAAAGAATGAATACTATATTACTTTTTTATGTGAACATCAGGTAATGTCTGCTAAAATAACAAAACAGACATTAAATGAGATTTACAACGTTATTAAGTTAAAAATATAATTACTATTCATCTATTTTGTCAATAGAACCTATTCCTTGCTTCCAATAATCAGGTGCATCACAATCTTGCTCGTTTTTACATTCAATAGAATAAGTATTCTTACATTTACAATAAACTGCTTTGCTCATTATGATAATAGTTTTTTAAGTTCTTCTATTACACTTTCGTCTTTAGATAAATCTTCTTTTAGTTCTTCGTTTGGTCTTTCTAATTTATCCGCAAAATATCCTTCAATAGAAAATCCTTTTACCTTGCCCGTTTTTACGTAGTCATTCCAAACCTCATCATTATCAACCTTTACAGAACCCATCCAAGTTCCAACAGGTACATCTAAACCGTATAATGCAGTCTTGTCTTTTGCCTTGTCTTCTACTATCCAACTTTCAACTAATGTTAAACCACTCAACTTGCCATCGTGTTCTAATGTAGAATTAGATTGGTTACCATTTTGCAAATACATTTG